GTGGTTTTGTTGTGGGTGGGCCCCCCCTGCTTCGGGGCGGTCTCCCGTCCCGATTGTGCAGCTGACATCCGCTCGATGCCTCACTTCCAAGACGTGAAGGACTATGGCAATACGTCTCCGTGGGAAAATGAAATTGGTGCTGTTGAAGGTGTGCGTTACCTCTTCACCACTCTGATGAAGAGCTGGCCGGATGCTGGTGGTGTTAAGACGAATGCTGCTGGTGACACGATGGTTTCTACCACCGGTACCAAGGCTGACGTTTACCCCATCCTTTTCCTTGCGAAGGATGCCTATGGTCTGGTGCCCCTGAAGGGTGCTGAGTCTCTGACTCCGGTGATCATCAATCCTTCTCACACTGAATCTGACCCGCTCGCTCAGCGTGCCCACGTTGCTTGGAAGACCATGCAGACCTGCGTGATTCTCAATCAGGCTTGGATGGTTCGCGCTGAAGTTGCTTGTACTGCGTACTAAGCCTTGACCCATATGGGGAGAACAACTACTCTTGGGGTTCTCCCCTTTCTCGTATCTAGCTCTGCTACACCTAGCTCTACAAACTAAATTTTAAGGTATATTCTTTATGGCTAACACTCCTGTTTTTACTGACACCGATCTCAACTCTGCTTCTGATATGCAGATTCGGGATATGCTCTTTGAACGTGGCCTGCACATTCCGTTGACGGAAGACAACAAACTTATTCGTAAGCACGCTGTTCGTCTGTTGATGGATTGGAGACAGGATCATGCTGGTGTTGACTCGACTGCACGTAAGTGCCGGGTTATCTTTCATACGTCTTCTAATCCTTCTGCTGGCCCTTATGTGTTTGCTTCTGTGAACAGTAAGAACTTCCAAGCTCCTTATGGTAAGGAAGTGATTGTTCCTGAATACATGCTTCGTGAATGCATTGACCGTGCGTATACTACGTCTTATCAGACGCAGCAGGATGAGTTCGGTCGGCAGTCTACTGTTGAAGTTCACATTCCTACGTATCCCTATACGTTCCTTGGTTATGTTGAGGAACAGGCTGATGGGACGGAAGAAGTGGTTCCCACTCCTGAACAGGTTGGTAAGATGGAAGCTGATGCTCTTGACATTCAGCTGACGATGCCTGTGAAGCGTGGCCCCGGTCGTCCGCGTAAGAATAGTTAGTCTAACATTTTGCTTACTTGAGGGTAATAATGAAAGTCTCTGATATCATAAATAGAGTAACTCTTTTGTATAATGATATGGATTATGTTCGACTCTCAAAGCACCAGTACCTTGAGTTTCTTGATGATGCTATCAATAAGCTGATCATGATGCGCCCTGACGTATGGGTTAAAACTGACGTAGTGAAGTTGAACCCCGGTATTCGTCAGACTATTCCTGATGATGCTTATGCTCTCATTGACATCTATTGTAACGCTACAAAGGAAGAGGATAACACCTTTACGTTTGGTGAGCCTGTGTTTCAGGTAGAACGTAGAGATCTTGATTATTTCTCTGACTGGAGACGAACTACTCCTTCTGATGTTGTCTACGAATTTGTGTATGATCGTAAGACTCCTCGGCAGTTTCTTGTTAACCCTCCGGTAGCAAAAGATAAAGATGTCTATGTAGAGATGGCTTACTCTGCACCATATGTTTCTTTTGCAGAAATGGATGACGATGTTGCTATGCAGCAAGAGTTGCAACTTATAGGCAACTATCGTGGCCCTATTGTAGACTATATGCTGTACCTTGCGTACAGTACTGATAGTACTTCTGCAAACGACAGGCAGATTGCACAACAGTGCGTTCAGTCTTTTTATCAGTCTTTGGGTCAGGAGTATAATGCTTCTGTGATTGCTATGCCAAAGATTGATGAGCTACCTACGAATCTTGGGGAGGCACAGCCAAGCAATGATTGATCATTTGAATAACGCTGTTTGGGAAGACTTCTTCAAGTACGTGCGTCCTGATGTGCATGGTTGTCCTGTAGCTATGGTGAAAGAAGCTCTGCGAAACGCATGTATTGAGTTTTGTGAGAAGTCTCTTATTTGGCAGCAAGAGATTTATTGTGGAGATCTTGTTAAGGATGAACCTAAGTATGGTATCAATATCGTAGACAAAGATGCTACGATTGTGATGCCTGTCACTGTTACTATCCGTGACACTGTTGAAGGACAACTTCGTCAGTTTCAAGTAGAGAAAACAAATAGGCAAGACCTTGACTCGTACTCTCCTGATTGGCGTCTGCGTAAGGATAAGTATCCTAAGTACTTCTATATGGAAAGTCCTAATGTGATGCACCTTGTAGGTGTACCTATGGAAGACATTCCAGAAGCTTTGCATATGCTTGCTGCTGTGAAGCCTACGCGAGAAGCTGATGAGATTCCTAAGTTCCTGTATACGGACTGGGCTGAGACCATTGCTTCCGGTGCACTTGCTTATTTGCACAGTCTGTCCGGTAGAGTTTGGTCTAAGCCTAACCTTGTGAACTATTATATTCGCAAGTTCCGTGCGGGTATCTCTCGTGCTAAGTCTAAGGCTTACAAATCTTGGGTTGCTCAGTCGAAGACGATGCTCCCTCTTAAACATAAAATTTTCTAAAGGAAATAACATGTCTGGTTTTAGTACTTATCTTGACAACAAGATTCTTGCCCATGTGTTTAACGGTACCGTTTATAACACTCCGGCTAAGTACTGGGCTCTGTTCACGTCTGCGACTGGTTTGACTGATAACAGCCCTGTTAAGGATGAAGTTACTGGTGAAGGTTATGCTCGAATCAAAGCTGAGAACAACTCTTTTACGACACCTGCTGCGAGTGTAGTGAAGAATGCGAACGCTATTGAATTCCCGGTTGCTATTTCTAACTGGGGTCGTGTGACGCATGTTGCTATCATGGATGCAGCTACTGGTGGGAACGTTCTGGCTTGGGGTGCTATTCGTAATCCTCAGACGCTTGATGAACGTCCGCGTGATGTAGATGCTGGTGACCAGTTCATCATCCGTGCTCAGACTTCGAGCATTCGTATTACTGACAGCACCACGGTGTAAAAGTTATTTGAGGTAGGTAGACAATGACACTCATGAATCCTATTAACGGGATGCTTGTCAACACTACCTTGATAAACGCAGGCACCCTTCAGCTTGGTGCTGTTAATGCAGATGTTATTGTCGATCTGCTTACACAAGGTAATGTCATTACGACAACTGATGTAACTGTTAACGCAGTTGCAGAATTTCTAGCTAGCTCAACTGTTCGTCTTCAGTCTCACGAAGTTCCTATGTGGGCTGATGCTTACATGATTAACAGAGATATAGATAAGATTACTCCTATCACAGATGTAGGAACTAATATAGTATCTCGTGTTGTCATGGATGAACTTCCTTTTGATGTTATCATCAGAGGTGTTCTTATAGAAGCAGCCACAGACATGGAGGCTATGCAAACTGTAGGTAAGATAGGTGTTACTTCCATTGAAGCGATTACGCATATGGATGACACTGAAGCTGACATCATACAGCGTGCATGGTTCTGTGAAGCTGGGACGGATATGATTGTTCCTGTGGTAATTGGTCGGCTTGGTGCTGTTGAGATTGAAGCTATAGCAGAGTCTAAACCTTGGGCTAATGTTATCTCTGAGAATGCGACAGTCATAGAAGCTAATCATGAATGGCCTGTAGTTGATGTCATAATCAAGGTCGGAGATGCTATCAAGCTTGACGACTGTAACTGTGACTGCCCTGTGTATGGGCCTAATCTTACGTTTCCTCCAGAAGGATGTTCGATAAATGAAAATCAAATTTTCAAACAATGCGTCGACCACACTGTTTAGTACCGTGACAGTAGGTGATACGCAGATTGTTGTCTCTCCGGGTGGGGGATCTTTGTTCCCTGAACTGACAGATGGCAACTTCTTCATGATTACTGTTGTAGATGCACAAGGTAATCTGGAGATTATGTGTGTTACATCTAGGAATGTAGACACATTTACGGTTAACAGAGCTCAAGAGAATACACCTGCTAGGGCTTTTCCTGAAGGTTCTGTCGTAGAACTTCGTCTTACTGCAGGATCTATTGGGGAGATAGCTTCACAGCTTACTACAGACATTCTTGCTGCTACACAACTTCCACGTGGAATCATCACGATGTGGTCTGGTGCTACTAATGCTGTTCCTTCTGGGTGGGCTTTGTGTGACGGTAACAACGGTACACCTAATCTTAAAGACAGATTTATCGTTGGTGCTGGACAGAGTTATGCTGTAGGTAACGTGGGTGGTAGTATTACACAAACACCCTCTGTTTGGACTAACGCTGCAGGTACAGGTATTAATGTTGCAGGTACTGCTATTACAAAAGCTACTACAAATAACAGTAATACAGAACATTTTAATCCGCTCATATACTTCTTCATATCCTCACCCCATAAAGATTATAAATAAATACGCTTAAATAAGCAATCCTTAAGGGCAGGACCTTTATTTCCACACTACCACATTACCATAAAAAAAGTGTCATTTAGTCCCAACTTTATGTTTTTTTGAAATTTTCCATAAGTTTTCTTATGGCTCTGTCGTGGATCCTGAACACCGTGCTCCTGCTGCAGTGCATTCTGGAGGGCAGTCCGCTCCATCTAATGTGCCTTATGTATCGCAGATCTATTACTTTGTATTCCTCATCATCCAGGCAGGAAAGCAGTTTTCTCATCATTTCCCGCATTTCATATATTTTCGTTA